TATAAAGGATGAAATTTTGGTTCCTGGTTATGGGGCCAAGATTTCCGAAAAGTACCCTCGTGGAATACAGGGTTTGCTGTCGCCCGAAACGAATATTGTTTTGGGGCCTTTTATGCATGTTGTTTCACGTGCTATTGCAGATGGTTTTGGTGGTCAGTTGTCATATTCTTCAGGTAGAACGCCTGAGGAAATTGGTGACTGGTTTGCCAAGTGTGTTGAAGATGGTTACAACTTCTACGAGTATGATTTTTCTGCCTTTGATTCCACCCAAGGAGCCGGGGCTCATCATGCAGAGGTAAGTGTGTATAAACTGTTTGGTCCTGATAAAAGTGTGTTAAATGCTTTGGAAAACCAAACCAAAACTTTTGGTATTGGTCGTTTTCATAAGTATTCAACTAAATATACACGAAAATCAGGTGATCAAAATACTTCAGTTGGTAATACTATTATCAACATGATGGCCCATTTGTGGGCCATCGCCGAGTATAATAAACGTGGACATGATGTTGTGTTCCGCATGTTGGCACTTGGTGATGACAATTTGTTGGCCATCAAAGGTGCAGGCGATGATTTCGCAAAGTTTATGGAAGGGACAATAATTAAGTTAGGATTAAAGCCCAAATTTCTTAAGTCTAGAGTGGCTCCCACTTATTGTTCTTCCGTATTTTTGCCTGTTGTTGATGGCAATAGACCAACTTATGTGCTGGTACCTGAGGTTCTCAGGCGGCTAGCAAAGTTGGGGTTTACTATCAGCAAATTAGGTAAAACTGTGTCACCTTTAGGTCGACTCAAAGCGAACGAATTAGCCAATATGAATAATGGTTTGATGCCCGTCAGTAGGGTATTCAATCAACATTATTCTGGGTCTAAAGTGCAGGCAATTAAAGAATTGGTGTACCGACCCCATGCTGAGTACAATTCACAGTTTTCGACTTGCGAGAAGTCGTTTGACTGGTTTCATAATGTTTACGGTGTAACTGCTGAACAGATAGATCAGCTTGAAAGTTTCTTGCTCAAACATCTAGTCTCTGCCCAGGGACAACCATCTCTTTGGTCACATCCAGTGGCTAATTATATGTATGATTTTTATCATGCATAGAGGTTGCTCCCGTTTAGACGGAAAACTACGAGCTACATAATAATGG